TTCTAGTTGAGCCATCATCATTTGCTCTATTTCTTGTGGAGACTTAGGACCTTCACCCCCTCTATATTTTATAGATGGTGCGTTAGTTTCTAATTCTTCTGAAATTTGTATATCTTCTATTCCCATGGTTTTGTCAGTTTACTTTGTTTTTGAGAACAAATCAAGAGGAGGCATAATAACTTTTACGTCTTGCGCCATCTCTTCCGCTTTGTACCCTTTAGTTTCCCAGTCTTTTCTTGTTTTAAAAACCTCTCCAGTTTCTTTGTGTCTGTAGGTTTCTTCTACTTTAGCGTCATATACTTTCATTATGTTGTTACCTCTTTTTTAATATTTAAATAACTAATAGCTACATCAAACGAGTCTGACGTGCTTGCCTGTACTGTAAAAGCTTTACCACCTTCTACTATTAACGGCTGTGTTAATAATTCTGTTGTTGTGTTTGCTGTTAACTGTGCAGATTTAATAGCTGTAATACTGTTGTTTGTAATTGTCACTGTAGGTGTACCAGCAGATGTAACAAGTATAGATTTAATAACAATAGTTTCATTGACTGCGGGAATACCAGACCCTAATGGTGTAAGTGCTCCACCTGTTGTATTATTATCTATACCTACAAATTTATATTGGTTTACTACTGCCATTAATCTAAAAAGAAGCTTCTAGCTTCTATCTCCTGTTTTAATTCTTCTTGAAATGTAGTGTTAAGTTTTTCCAACACCGCATCTAAATCTCTAACTAAAGACTGTGCTACATCTTCTTCATACTCTGAGCTTGCTCTAGTTAATGATTGTACTATCTTTGCCATTATACTGTGTAATAATTTTTCATTCTTGCTTCAATTTCTTTTCTAATATCTTCCGGTTGGTTTTGTAAATATCTTGAAAAAAAATCAACATCCGTTGTAGTATCACTAGTATCATCAGTACCATCATCAGTACCATCATCAGTAGTATCATTAACAGCTACGTCCATAATACCATCTTGTCCAGAACGCGCATTAATTGCATTTTGACTTAATTCTGTGCCACCATAAGCTCCAACATTTCCAAGTGATCTTTGTTCCATGTAAGCTTTGTAACCATCTATTCCATAACCAAAAGGTTCACCTGTTTTAGGATTTATTTTTCCTCCAATATTATTTTTTTTAAAAAAATTTGTATTCGTATTGTAAGCAAATTTACCTAACGTGTTACCTATAAAATTTATACTAGGAATTTTACTGTTAAATGAATAGTCTGGAAAATTATTTGTTAAATATGTGTTTTTTGCAAACTGAGAATCTGGACCTACATACCTATAATCAACATCTGGAACTGTGCCAAATCCAGTTAATGCAACTTCATCTTCTAAAACTGTAGTAGGAGGCGAGTAAGTCGGGCCAGTGTGAATATGAGGACTGTTATCAGGACCATCATTACTAGGAGTATTACCACCACCATAACCTTCACTTGCTGGTCCTGTTCCAGCAACACCTGCTGTGTTTGTACCACCACCTTGATAACCATAGCCACCATCTTTACCAGCATCAGAACCACCACCGTATTGACGTCTGCCATCCATACCCATAACACCACCAAAAGCTCTTGAAACTCTTTGGCCCATTGCATACATCTGTCTAGCTTGTTGTAATCTTGTAATTGACATTATCGTCTTCCTCCAGCGTGTATGTCTAACCTAAAAGTTCCTAATTTCCAACTAGTATCTACTGCAGTGTTTGATATTGTAAGAGCTATTGCTCTTCCTCTTGCACGTGTGTCTACTTTATCGGTAGAAGATGTTACAGTAAAAGGACCCAGTGATGAACTTGCTGCTGTATCATTAGGATAATTTCTTAAATCTAATTGTATAACAGCGTTTCCTTGTTGAGATATAAAATCAGGAATAATCCTACTAACTCTCATAATATTTTCACCATCACCTCTAAGGTCACCTAGATTAGTTGCAGCCCCTCTTACAACTTTTTGTGTAATGTCGTAATCTCCAGATGTAATATCAGCTGGTATGGCTGTTGTTACCCCTAGTCTTACTTGATTAACACCTGTTTCATGTTCATAGTAATATGAAACTCCTTCAGTGTTTCCTGTTACGTCAAAAGAAGTATCTGTATCTGCATCATATTGAGTTCCATGAGGTAAACCAAAAACAGCAGAATCTTGCCACGTTGTTCTAATAAACAAAGGACTTGCATTAACAAACCATATAGGTCGTTTAGCAGTAGAATCTAGATAACTATATGTGACTGACTGAGTATTAACATTAGAGTTAGCTTCTGGATAAAACCATATTACTTCTCCAAACAAGTTGTTAATGCCTGCATAAACCATTTGATTAGATGTGGTGTTAAGATTGTCATAAACATAATCTTCAACCAAACAATCCATTGATTCTAGTTTACCAGTGTATCTAAAAAAACCATTATCAGACATCCAATAAGCAGCGCCGTCAACTTCAACAGCTGCGTTCTTACCAATCAAACCACAGTTATTACCTACTTGTTCAAAAGCAAATGTAAAAGGTGTTCCAACAAAACGCATGGTAAATAAAGATGTATCAGACCAAACATAAATTGCATTTCTACCAAGTTTAGCACCAATGATCCGTGATCCGGCGGCCAGTCTTTGTGTACCAGCACTGTTTTCAGCTGTTGGTGCATAATCATTAATATTTTCTTGAGAAGAAAATCTTATAAACATATCGTCTTGTGTAGTTTTATCTCCAATAGTTGTTTCTGTTCCAAGAAATACTAAGTGACGATCCGGTGTTGACACCAGCATATCACGTGACGCTGTCGGAGCACCAGTTATAATAGTTGCTCTTGTTGCTGTTGCATTTATTGCATCAGCATCCCATTGAAAACACTCTCCATTAAAAATTAAAGCGATAAGAGTACTACCTAAATTATCTAAAGACCACATACCGGGGTCAGCAACAGTGTCTGTGTTAGCTGATGATTGACCCCAACCAGAATAATCACTGTAATCGGTTACAACAGCACCATTGCTATGAGCTGCTCTGGTTGTTCCTCGAACGGCTCTTGTAATACCTGTTAGATCATTTCCAGATACACCGGTGTAAGAAATTTCTTCAGTACCCACTTGAATAAAATTTGTTCCTGTTGTTGGAAAATTGAGTGTGGATGTTAGAGTAATACTAGTTCCTGATCCACCAGTACCATTAGCGTCATTTAATAATGCACCATTTAAAGTTGTTGTTTGAGGAGCAGTAGATGTTCCTCCATATTGAGATATACCCCATCCAAAAACTCCAACTTGATCAGGTGGTCCTACATGATAATATTGAAAGTAAGTTATGCCTCCAGAAGTTGTGGCTCCGGCTCCACTTTCATTACTTGGCATTGTAATAGTTATAGTAGTAGCACTTGGCACAGATGTTACCATAAATTTTTTATCACAAAAATCTGAAGCACCAAAATTAGATCCTGTAATAGCGCTAAATGTAGTTGTGTCACCAAACAAAATAATGTCGCCAGCTTGAAAACTATGTGCACCACCAAACGTAATAGTCACATCGGGTTGCCCATTGCTTGTGCTAAATGCATTTGTAATGGCTGTGCCTAATGGATTGACTAAAGGATGAATGTCATAATATACTTGTCCAGAATAAACATACAATATTCTATTAGTTCCAATAGCTGCATATTTAATACCTGATTTATTAACCATATGATGCAAACCTCGAGCTGCACCTGTTAATTTAGAAGCACCTAATTGGTTCCAGCCACCTATTTTTTCAGGTGTGCCATATCTAAAACGCACATTTTGACCGCCTGTCCATTGTGACTCAGCTCCGGTAGATGTAACTTGTTTATTGAATCCTGGTAAAAAACCTAGTTTTTGTAGCATAGCGGCTAACTATAACATTATTTAACATCAAAAGGAAGACCAAGGTGAAGCCTCTTATCAAATCTATTTTCAGTTCCTTGTGTGTCTATATCGTTATAATGTAAGAAAACTTGACCACAATTTTCACCTTCAAACGGTTCTCGCCAGTGTTCTAACTCACATCCAGAATATATCAACATATCTCCAGGAGATAATTCTATTTTAACAACTTTGTCTGTTTTTAAATATATAGGCCATTTTTCACCTCCTAAATTCATTGTAGTAGATATTTTACAACTAGGTCTGTCTATATGTTTTTTTAAAACATCTCCTCTTTTGTATACTCTAGCATAAGCATAAGTAGGAATTAAATTTAAGCCTGTTTCTTTTTCCATCAAAGGTTTTACTTTCATAAGCAATGTTTCCATCGCAACATCGCCATATATAGAATAAGTATTAGGAACCTGAGAATCCTCCCATTCTCCAAAGTATTTGTTAAAAGGAGATATATAAGTTGTGTCCAACAAAGTTTTACAGACTTGTCTTTTTAGTAATAGATATTCATAGGCAAAGTTAGCTATTTCTGAACTAACTGCATTTTTTATAATAGAATAATTGTTTATTTTAAAGGTCATTGTTTTGGCGTTACAGACAAGTTAAATGATAAACTAATTCTGTCCTCTGTTGATTTGTTTTCTTCTACAAAATGTTCAACATATGAAGGAAACATCACAAATCTATTTTCTTCTGGTTTTATAAAAAAGCTTAGACAATTTAATATGTTAGACTCTTTAGCAGGTAAATCACATATGCCGTCCATTCTATACATAGAGTCTTTTATGAAAACAACATTACCAGAATTTTCTGGAATCTTTAAATAAAAAATACATGCAAACTCTGAACTAGGGTGAACATGTGGTCTATTAAAAGCATCTTTATTATTTATATTTATCCAAGCATTTCTAACTTTAATTTCTAATTTTTGATCAAATGCATAAGTATTTAAATTTTCATTTATGTTTTGTTGTAGTTTGGCTATCAGGTTTAAGAATTCAGTAGATTTATGCATCGCCCCAGTTTGATAACCTCCTACATTTGTTTTTTCTTGAGAAGGTTCTCTAGATTTCATTTTGTAAGCTAATTTTATTAAAGCTTCTTTTTCAGAATCTGTATCTATAACGTCTTTTATAAAAACGGGTGTAGAAAACATAGTGAAATGTGTCATAGTGTTACCTTTGATGTTGGACCACTCAAGTCCCCTTTAGGTAGTACATTAAAAGCTATTGAGTATCTATCTTCTTTTCCATGATATTTGTTTATTTGATGATAGATATAATTAGGAAAAAGAATCATTTCATTTTTATTACTTTCAATATAATAAGATAAAGAGTTGTATTGATTATATTCCGTGGGTTCTATATTCCAAAAATCACTTTCATATGGTTTATGTATTTTTATTTGATTACTATCTTTTAAATAAAAAACACCACTTAAAATACAATGAGAATGTTTATGCATTGATGAATACCCCCCTGTTTTAGTTTTAGTGGCCCAAGTTTCAATAATTTTAAATTCTACATTTAATTTCATTTTATCATTTAACCAATCATCACAAGCTTGCATAACACTTTTTTTTAAATTAGGTATTTGATCTAACAATGATTTACAATCAGAACTTCTTAAACAATCTTTGCCTTCGATAGGAACATATGTTAAGTTTTTTAAAACATCTAATATTTCGTCACAGTCTAAATTAAATTTATATTTTAATATAGGTTCTGCAAATAAATTTAAATTTTCTACCTTCATAATTCTTTAAAATCCATGGCTATTGTTATTCTTTTTTCTTTACATTTCATAACACTGTGTGGTGTTTGTGAATTAAATAATACTAACATTCCATCTCTTTCAGGTATTGGGATCAATTTATTATTTAAATCATAAAAAATCAAGGGATTATATTTAGAAGCTTTAATTATTAATACAGAACTTATAGCATCTTTTCTATGATCATGCAGTTTTGCATGATCTCCTTTTTCATAAAAGTTAATCCAATAACATTTCGTTGCCCATTTTTTATTAGTAATTCTAAACAAATTTTCACAGATGTCTTTTTCTAATATTTTAAAAAAACGATAGCTTGGATTAAATCCCGAAGTCCTTGCTTCTACTGAATTTAATTTTTTTGCCCATTTATCTTTTTCTTTATATATAAAGTTTTTAATATTATTATTAACTTTTTTATCAATGTATGAAATAGTAAAATTAATCATTTTTTTCTATGCGATGACAGAACCAGCCTGTCACAATCCATTTTTCAAAATTACAAGGTAACCCCTTGTGAGTGTGAGTAAAATCAGAAGGCCATAAAACAGTTAAACCTTTTTTTGGTTTTACTTTAATTTTTTGAAAAAGAAATTCTGTTTCTCCTCCCTCCTCTATATCATTTAAGTATGTCATAAAAACAACTTGTCTATTGACATCTTGCATAGACCCTCTTTCATAATGGTATTGAAAAAAACCACCTTCTTTAGAAGGATAATATTGAATATTAGTTCCTTCTTCATTAGTTCTTAAATATCCCCCTATGCCATAATAATTCATGTAATCATTTATAAATACAGATATTTCCGCAAAATATTCTTGTATAAAAAGGTTTTTGTTATTATTAAAAAAAGTAACATCTATTGAATTTTTAATTTTTTTATCCAACCCCCCATACGTGTGTCCCTCACCTTTGTACTCAAAGTTATTTTTATGATACTCTATAAATTTATCACATAAATCTATATTTTTTAAATTGTATGATTTTATAAAAGTTTCCATTATTTGTAGTTTATATTTATATTAAATCTTGCTTTAACATTTGTACAAGTTGAACTGGCGTGTTCCTTATGTCCTTCAAAAAATAAAACTCTGTTTTCTACAGAATTAATTTGTTTGTTTTCAAATGAAGTAAAACCATCACATGTGTTTAAAGAAAGCAAAGCTGCTTTGTGTTTGTAGGGATAATCTACGTGTATTTTATTTTTAATTATCTTTTCTGTTCTAGGATATAAATTTACTTTAATTCTTATAACCTTAGTGGATGGTATGAAAGATAATAAATTTTTTGTAAATAAGTTCCAATACTGACTTGCAACGTTGTTATTAAATACATTATGTGTCATGTAATAACTTAAATCTTCTTCGTGATTTTTGTGATGTATATTTACTTCATCTTGAAAATACCACGGAAAATAATTACTAAATATTTCTTTTTTTAACATATCTAAATTTTCTTTAGGTAAAAAATTATTTTTTATTTCGTAATCCATTATCTATATGGCTTTCCATCTGTCCAAATTACCAAACTATATCTTGTGCCTGAAGTCACGGGTTTTACTCTATGCCAGACAAAAGAAGGAAACACAATTACAGTTCCTTTAGAAGCTATGTTTCTTAAATCGTGAACTTTTTTAGGTAAATGTGGAGGGCCGTCCATAGCTATTTCTAGTTCTCCTCCTTGATATTCTGTGTAATCATTTAAACAGACAGTAACAGAAACTTTTCTTATTAAACCTACTACATCGTCAAATGGTGCACTTTTTTCATTATTTCTAGTTTTTTGATTTCGTGGTAAATAAGGTAAAGTCCAAGCATCTACGTGCCAATCATAATATTGTCCTGGATCATAAATAGTAAACTGACAATGTTCACTACAATTTAAATCGTAATTCCACCTAGCGTTTTCATTTGCTCTTAAAATATAAGGATGGATTTCATTATAAATCCATTTTTCATCTAACCA